ACTACCCTTTTAAAGTTCTTTATTAAAGAGTTCTTAGAGGGTTGTTCTTTTGTTGTTCCTAAAGGACCCGTTAATGACCGTTCAAAAGATCTCTAAAGAGGATCAACAAAGAATTGTCACAGATGCTGATGCAACTGATGATGACTTCTTCGATCCCGAGCATTTCTACCTACACTCTGAACCTGAGTTCTGGCCACCCAACAATGATCAATGAGATTGATGAGACTCTGTGTATACCCACAGACCTGATCATTGAGGAGTATGACTACGCTCGTACTGAGTACAAAGGTTCCTTTCGGGACTCAGAACGAGACTTCTGGGATGGGTACATGACGGCCATCGAGAAGCTTTGCTCCGATGTCGTGATGGATCTCAATGAGCAATAGAGAGCGTGTTGCCCTCGAGCTGTTCTACATCACAACAAATGCCTTCATCATCGCAGGTGTCATCAGACACTGGCACAGCTAGGTACACAGACGAAGAGCTCACAGCAATGTGTGATCAAGCTCTGCGCACTGAGATCATCAAGGCTTGTTCCTGTGCGTATTGGGAGAACGAGAGGTTTGCAAACTCTCTGATCGATGCTCCTGAGCGCCTACAAGCTGTGTTCGATGTCCTTCTGGGGTATAGCCGTATGTTTGGGGTCGAAGAGGTCTTAGAGAGGCTTAGAGAGCCTACTCAGGGTCCTCATACAGAGGCTCAAACTCTCCGTTCTCATTGAACAACCAGCACTCACTGTCTCTGATCTTTTGGTAATCAGCTTCAAGCAAATCAGCAAAAGCACCCACCAATGATTGGCACATCCCTGCTTCTAGCACTGCTTTGTGTAGTTGGCTCTGAGCCTCGGCAACAGCGACAACTGATTCCAGTGGAGTATCTTCTTCCTCTTCGTTCTCTAGAAAGTCAAGAGCGTTATTGGCACGAACCTGAAGCACCCTCATCCGTGCCATCAACAACGGAATGTACTGACTGGCCACTTGCTTGAGTGGGCCGTAGAACTTCTCCTTGGCGTTTGCAGCTGTCATGATGACGGTGCTCATCTCCCACAATTTTAATCAGTGTATTTGTACTACTCCCTACAACGTGGCGTGATAGTAGTTACGGATCACCAGACACAGCAGTACACCCGTACTACAGTACAAACGTACTCCAGTACAGATGTACCTCTGCAATTGAGAGGCATTTGCAATAAGAGTTGATATAAAGAAAGGCCCCCAATTGGAGGCCCTTCGTTGTTGTTGCTAGTTGTCAGTCAAAGTACAAACAACGCACAGTGCAATAGGTATACAAAATAGGAACGAATAGAGAAATAACTTAGCAGCTCTCCTCACTCATCACGATCCTCATAAATACTGAGGAGAGTTATACCTAGCCAGGTCATCGCACGATTAACAAACGCAGCTTTGAGGTCATCAGGATCCTCGATCGTGTCACCTTCGACAACTTGCATACGGCTGTAACCAGTAGCGTCGCAGTAATCATCCAACCAGTACAACACTGATTCTTCGTTGTTGTCGTAGAAATCTAAAAGATCTTTGGTATAGCACATATCGTTATTAACGAAATCTGATCGGTCGTAGTTACAAAGATCTTCCGGGTTGTTGTTGTAATGACCAACAAACCAATGGACACAATCGTTATATCTATCGGTATCCCAATCCTGCTTCTCTATTAGATACGTGAGCGAATCATAATCACACTCCTCCCACTCTCGCTTGCAGAGATCTCTATAAATATCTCTCCCGTTGTCGCTTAGTGTCTCCCAGCACAAACCAGGAGACGGCTTGAAATTATTCAGAGCTTTACACATCCTGATGTAACCGTCAGAGAACTGCCCTGAGTGATGCTCACTCCAGAAAAGAAAGTGCGCCTCTTTGATATCAAAGCGGTCGAAGGTTGCGTTAGTCATTAGAAGAATCCTCCAGTTGTGATTGTTGTTCTAGTTCTTGCTGCTCATACAGCCAACGCTCCTCTTGCTCTAAAGCCCACTCGTAATAGGCATAAAAAGCAGAGTCTGACTCTGGATACATCATTAGAACCACACCAGAACAACAACGGCAGAGAGAAGCAGCAGCAGAGACAAGGGAGGAAACGTACTAGTCCCTGCAACAACACAAAGGAACGTAAAGAGTGCTAGGCGCATCATCAGTACAGCATCCCCGCTTCAATCTCTTTGTTGTTCTGATCGACACACCGATAGCCCAAGGCTGTAAAGGTGTTGATATCTTGAGGCAGGAGAGTCTTTGTCTTTGCCAGAAGGATCATGAGAACTGCCCGCTGGTCGCTAGCAGCCGGATAGGCCCTCACACGGCCGTAGCTGGTCTCAACTACAAACCGGAGGCGCGTAAGACGTTTCATTGGGTGTTGGGTCGAAAGGGTCGCCAAAGCTCTCTTGGCCCTGGCAGTGACAAGGTAGAGCCCCTAGCCCTGACAAGGCCAAGGGCTGTCGCAGAAGTTTACAGAGGGTCCTGAGAGGGTCCTAGAAGGCTCTGTAAGCGGCTTTTAGTTGGGGCCTTGGGCGCGTGTATATGTCCGCCCGCTGAGGCCCCTTGCAGAGCCTTCTGTGAACTCATAACGACTCCGCATTAGCCCTAAATAAAGTCATAACGACTTCGACTTAGCTCCATATGGCCGCCGATACCCCTCCCGGGGGCTGCTCGGCCGGGGCTTAACGCTAACTAGTGCTCAAAAATCCGAAGTAAAACCCTTTTGGGTAATAAAAAAAAATTATTTACGACTTCTATTAGCCCTTTTTGACTTTATAGAAAGATTACTAAGCCTGTTATCCCGTGGATTCCCGTTCTTATGGTCTACATCCTTACCAGCAACGCTGTAGCCCGCTTTTTTCATCTTCCTGCGGGCCTTATTACGGCTACTACGGTTCTCCCGTTGCTCCTTTTTGGAGTGGTAATTGTCGTATTCCTTACGGTAGTTGCGAGCCATCTACAAGCCAGCCAAGAGCTTTACCTACTGTAGGGAACTCTTTACAGAAAATCTCTTTGCACTGGAGAGCTATTTGTTGATGTTCTAGTTGAGTCCCGTTAGCAGCTCTTAGATCGATGTAGTGAATCCAGCTCCTGAGAGTTCCAGACATATACAACCGAGTAGGAGTAGCAAGAGGAAGAACATCCCGTGCTGACTCTTTAGCTACCCCAGAGCTCACCATCTCTCTGTAGAGGTCTTGGGACTCCTCAAAGAGCTGATTGATCCTCCTGTAAAAGATCTGAGTCTTCTGAGGATCCAGATCATCAATACTGTTCTGTCTGTTTTTGGTGTCTTGTCTTCTGAGGTGAGGAGCTGTTGTTGTTCCTAGCTCTTTGACATCTGCGTATCTCTGGGAGAACTCTTGGAACGAGAACGATCTGTGCCTAAGGATCTGAGCAGCAATAGATCTGGTGGTATTGATTTCTAGTACCAGATGCACCATCTCAAAGGGAGACCAATGACGGTGCTTGATGAGGTAGTTAATCAGTCTTTCGTTGTTGAGGTTGGAGGACTGATTAGCTGGGTTACTAACCCTTGCCATATAGACAAGGAGGTTCTCTGCGTCTGGTGTCCTAGTAACCAGCTTGCAAGTCATTGAGAGTCTTTAAGAGTCTTAGAGAGTTTAAAGGCTTAAGGGTCCTTAAGGACCAACTCAACAACCAACCTTCAAACCTTTTAAAACTCTTTAATAAAGAGATTATAACGAGCGTATGCACCTAAGTGCGAGTAGACGGTTTTAAAACTGGTCTTTGGCCGTATGTCCTAAGGTCCGGCTGTTCTTTGCGTAAAAAACGCCGTGTCCGACAAGAAGTGGTTTTTGGAGGTTGAGGTTAATAACAAAACCTATTGGAAGCTTGTCCAGCTTGGTGCTGAGCTTCAAATGAGTGCAGCCAATTACGTTGCAATGATGGCCTCTAGTGAGCTTTCCGCAGCTGAACAAGCTGAGCGTAGACGCGAAAAGGAGCTTATTGGCCTCTAGAAGCCCCTAGAAGGCCCTTGTGGGGTGCTTTAGGTATCTAACCAGTTAGCACCCCCTACAGAGGCCGTAGAGGCCCTCTGAAGGTCCTCTAAAGAGCCTGCGTATCCCATAACGTCTATCGACAAACCACCTTCACCTTGGATGAACTTTCGTTCCAGTTCCCACTGTTCTGCTGCTCGAGCTGCCATAGCGTTACGTTCCGTTTGAGCCATGGACTCCGTAAAGTACTGGACAGCCATAGCGAGGGCATCTAAGCGGTCGTCATGCCTCAAGGAATTTTTCTCTTTAGTAATACGGGTCAGCTGGAAGAAGAGCTGGTACTGACTTCGAGTTTCAGTTGGATAGCACTCAGTGGTGGCGAGATCCTGAGTGATTACGTCGATGTCAACCATGAGCCTGTGTTGGTTCAAGACCGGCTCAAGGGTGTCGATGATCCTGACTTCCTTTTGTTTTGTGTGTCGAACCTCTTCAACGCTGCAGGGGTAAATCGTTCCCAAGTAACGTTTGAGAAGCTCAGAGAACATCCCGAGGCCGAGGTTGCTCTCAACCAGTATTTGCTTGACCTTAAATTCTTTGCCGATGAGAGCGAGCTTTTTAAGATTCGTCTCGCTGTAACCTCCCCGAAGGCCACCGCTCGCGAGAAGGAAAAGGTTACCGTTCAAGTAGGCGACTACTGCATAACCGAGCTCGTCAGAGCCGCGTCCGCTCGGGTCAACGCTCATGACGACTCCGGTGTACTCAAGAAACTCAGATCCGATCTGTGCAGGCTTGTAGAACAAATCACCGTGAAGACCAACAGAGGGGAGGTCTAGGGCTTTATCGCCGTTAGCCATCCACACCACCTTGTCAGGGCCTTGTTCGCGGTTTAGGCGGAACACACAGAGGTCCTTGAGTTTGAGGGGGAACCGTTCCTCATCACTCAGTGAGATGTCAAGGAGGAACTGAAGGTTAAAGGTAGACTTACCAATAGAGAGCTGACGCGCCTCTAACTCCTCCCACCCGAAGCGACGAGGGTCTACTGGATGACCCGCTAGGCTCTTGTCGTTATCGAGTTCGTCTTGGATCTTGGGAGCTAGACGATGGCCGTAGTAGTTCTGGCGTTTCTTCTCGGTTGGGTATAGAGCTGGCCAAATACGGCAGGAGTAACCAGCCATCTCGAGCTTTGCGTAGATCGAGTCTTGGGTGTGAGGGGTTCCGAGGAACACGATCTCCCCACCTGGCTTGATCACGGAGTCAAACTCTTTAATTGATTCCCGAAGTTTGTCCCTGATGAGTTGTGTTTCGCAGGACTGAGGGGTTTCACAGTCGTCAGCAACGATTAGGTCAGCACGAGAGCCGGTAATTTGACCAAAGATGCCGCTAGAGCGTACTGAGGGGCTCTGATCCGGCTTTGCGCCGTAAACATCAAACGCAACCTTTGAGAAGCGCTGCGTATCGCTCGGGAACAGGTCTTTGACCATGAACCAGTTACGCAAAAGGTCGTGACAAAACACCGAGAAGGCGTCTGCACGGTCCTGTGCGGCGGATATAACGAGGATTTTGGTATCTGGGTCCCTACGGAGCCTCCAAAGCACGTAGCCAGCCGTCAGGAAGCTCTTTCCGCAACCCCTGTACGCCATGATGATGCGTCGTTCAGGGCCATTCTGGAGGTAATCAGCCAGCTGATACTGAACAGGGGTAGGACTCGGCAGGCGTAGGTAGTGCCAAAGGTGAGTAGCGAAAACTGGGAAGCTTTCTACGGCTTCCTGAATAATCCGTTCTGTTTCTTTACTTACCCTTGGCATCGTGAGCCCACTTAAACACTTGGCTCAAGTTATTCTGCAGGATTAGGTTCATCTTGGCGAACTGCAGCGCAAACTCTTCCAAGTCTTCACGACTAGCGTTTGGCAGATCTCTTTTGATCCGCTCCATCCTGAGCTCTTGCTCTATGGAGAGATTGAGATTGGGCAGAGGAGGCAATTCATCCATCTGTCGAT